CAGCCACTACCAGCTCTGCGACACAGCGACAGCAAAGCTGCAGCTCCTGCAGGAGCGGGCGGCGGCGGAGGCCGCGTCTGTAGCGCAGATCAGAACGGCGGCAAAGCAGTACGCCAGGACGGCGGCGAGCATCCCGGACGAGCAGGCGCTGGCCATGCCGGACCTGTTCACCACCTGGGAAGAGGCGCTGGAGGCGGGAGAGGCCCTGGGCGAGAACACCATCCTGAACGACGGCGGGCAGCTTTACCGGGTGGTGCAGCCGGGCGGCGTGACGCCGCTGGAGAGCCAGCCGCCCCACGGCGAGGGGATGTTGGCCGTGTATCGGCCCATCGTTCAGGGGCACGCCGGCACGCTGGAGGACCCCATCCCCTTCGTTTACGGGATGGACACGGAGCAGGGCAAGTATTACAGCTACGGCGGGACGGTGTATCTCTGCAACCAGACCATGTCACCCTGCGTCTGGACGCCTGATACGCCGGGCCTGTGGCAGTGGACAGAAGCGACGGACACGTAAGAAGAGAAAGGAGAATCAAAATGGATGAAACGACTGTGACCACAATGAAGGCCGCCATTGCGGCAGCGGTGGCCACCATGACGGCCCTGTGGGGCTGGTTCGGGTGGCTGGTGATCGCCTGGGTGCTGCTGATGCTGGCGGACTGGCTGATCGGCAGCGCCGCGGCGGCAAAGGAGGGGCGCTGGTCCAGTGCCAAGATGCGGGAGGGCGCCTGGCATAAGGGCGGCATGATCCTGGTGGTGTGCATCGCCCTGGTGGCGGACTGGCTGATCGGGACCATCCTGGGGCATATCCCGACGGTGTCCCTGCCGTTTGAATACTCAGTCCTGCTGGCGCCGCTGGTGATCGTCTGGTACATCATCGGCGAGCTGGGCTCTCTTGCAGAGCACGCCGTCACCTTTGGAGCCCCCGTCCCCTCCTGGCTGCGGAACATTTTGGAGATCGGCAAAAACGCCGTGGACGCCGCCGGGGAGAGCATCGCCGGCGAGAGCGGCGGAGACGATCCGAAGGACGAAAATCCCACGGACAGCGAAAATATTGAAAACAACTAGGAATCAAGCCGCTAGGAATCAAGCCGCCGTGCGGCTGCATTCAATTCTAAAAGAAGGAGATTTTGAACATGAAAACTCTGGAAGAAGTGCTGCGAAAGTACACCCTGGGCGAGGCCGACAAGGACGAGACCAACGACGCCCTGCAGGAGCTGGGCTCCCCCCTGCACCTGAACCCCGGCAAGAACGTGCTGACGGACGAGGACATTCGGGCCACCACCGTGGGCTATTATCCCGAGCAGGCCAATGGGTACGGCCTGCTGGAGACCGGGACCGGCTCTATGGAGAAGGTCCATGTGACGGCCGGCGTGCTGGATTACCCCGTCAACGAGGTACAGCCGGACGGCAGCACGAATATGCTGGCCTACGTCTACATCTGCGGCAAGCGGTTTGAGGTCTTCGGCGACAAGCTGGGCTTTGTGCGGGAGGTGTGAGCCATGAAGACGTACATCGGCACGAAGATCATCCAGGCGGAGCCGGCGCTCCGGATCGACGGGAAGGTCTATTCCCCGGACGAGATCCTGCCCAAGGACACAGACGTGGAGGTCGGATACCGGGTGCGGTACCCGGACGGGTACGAGAGCTGGAGCCCCAGGGATGTGTTTGAGGCGGCGTACATGCCGGTGCTCAACAATCCGCAGTTGAAGACGGACGCGCCCAGCGTCAGCCAGCAGATGGTGGACGACTTCATTCTGGAGACCTGGACCACCACCCTGGGAGACAAAACCACGGTGGTGCGGGCCATGCTGCGGAATGGCTTCGAGATCGTGGAGAGCAGTGCGTGCGTCAGCGCCGAAAACTACGATGAAACCATGGGCCGCGCCATCTGCATGAAAAAGATCAAGGACAAGGTTTGGTTCCTGCTGGGCTTCCTGCTGCAGACGGCGGTGCATGGTGTGAAGAAAACGGAGGTCGAACAGCCTGTCGGAGGCGTGAGCTTCGGGACGGCCCTGGAGGCCATGAAGAAGGGCAAGGGTGCCCGGCTTCCGCACTGGAAGCCCGACGTGGTGATCCGGGCGCAGTATCCGGACGAACACTCTAAAATGACGGCGCCCTATCTTTACGTTGAGAGCCGATATGGGAGAGTTCCGTGGAAGGAGACCATGATCGAGCTCTTCTCGGAAGACTGGGAGATCGTGGAGGGCTGATATGGTCCATATTGAGAGGACGCCGCTGAACAAGATCCTGCGGGCGGTGGTCTACCAGAACACGGAGAAGCTGCCGCTCTCGGAGATCGTGGAGCGGGAGAAACCGGACATTGCCATGACGGGGGCGTTTTACAACGCCGCCAAGTGGGCGCCGGTGTGCCCGGTGAAGGCGGGCGGGACCGTCCTGTTCGCGGATCAGCAGTACAGCTACTGGGCTCTGGGCTGGGACGTGGGAGCCGACGTGCTCCCCGTCCTAGTCCCCCCTGGCGGGGAGAGCGACTGCCGAAACTACGTGGCAAACTGCCTGCTGGTCCGGGCGGGACGGCCCCAGCAGAAGCTGTACTACAACGACGACGTGGGCGGCCGGCGGGGCCGGGTGGCCGTGGGCCTCACCAAGGACGCCTGGATCACCTACGGGGCCTCTGACGGTTCCAGCGGCGCCATGACGCCGGAGGACCTGCGGGACTACATGGTGGGCCAGGGCTGCCAATTCGCCGTGATGATGGATGGCGGCGGCAAGGTCAACCTGTACGTGAAGAGCGAGAACGTGCTGATCCAGGGCAAGGACCCCAGCCAGAACCTGATCCTGCTGTACCTGGACGACGGAGAAACGGAGGAAACACCTGTGAGCGACCAAAAGACGGTGTGTCTGGACCCGGGCCACGACGCGAGCAACCTGGCCAACAAGAGCCCGGACGGGACCTACTATGAGCACGAGTTCGCCCTGGACATGGGGAACCGGATCCGCGCCGTCCTGGAGCGGCACGGCGTGGCCGTGACCATGACCAGGACCGGCGGTGAGGCGGCGAGCCTGGCCCAGCGGTGCAAGATCGCCAACAACATCCAGGGACTGGACCTGTTCGTGAGCCTGCACTCCAACGCGGCGGCGGGAGACGGCTGGTCCTCTGCCTCCGGGTGGAGCGCCTACGTGTTCAGCAAGACCAGCAGCGGCTATGCCGCGGCGCAGAGCATCCTGGAGGCAGTGCAGGCGGCGGGGATCGCAGTACGGTCCACCCCCATCGCGGAGGAACCGAGCCTGTATGTGCTGAAAGGGACGGTGGCGCCGGCAGTGCTGATCGAGCACGGCTTCCACACCAACGAAGGCGACGTGAAAAACCTGCGGAACAGCAGTTACCGGCAGAAACTGGCAGAGGCGGAGGCCCGCGGTATCCTGGACTACCTGGGCATTGCCTGGGAAGCGGAAGAGGACGCGCCGGCGGCGGAGCCGACAGAGGCGGAAAAGGCGGCGGAGTGGATCACGGAGAACGGCATCATGTTCGGCAACAGCGCCGGGGACCTGATGCTGGACCAGGGCATGACCCGCAAGCAGTTTGCTGTCATGCTGTACCGGTACCACCAGAAATTCGGAAAGTGAGACCAAGAGGGCCGGCCATGGCGGCCGGCCCTCTCTGCTAAGAGAAAGGAGGCGGGAGCGTGCCATCCAACTGGCTGTACATCGACAGCAACTTCCCTACATTCACCGGAGAGGAAAGCCTGAAAGAACAGGTCACCACCATCCAAAACTATATGTATATGCTGGTGGAGCAGCTGCGGTACACCCTGCACAACCTGGATCTCTCCAACATGAACGAGGCAGCGGTGGACGACTGGGAGAACGCCATCACAGAGCCCATCTACGCCTATCTGGAGGACGACGACGAGCGGATCACGCAGCTGTCCATCACGGCGGCGGGCCTGTCCGCCAGAATGTCGGACGCGGAGGGAAACATCACAACCCTGCAGGCCACATCCACGGGGCTGGCCGCGCAGATCACGGATGCGGAAGGCGACATTGCGGCGCTGCAGGTGACGGCCAGTGGCCTCTCCACAACAGTTGCCAACCAGGCGGGGCAGATCAGCAGCCTGCAGCAGACGGTGGACAGTTTCTCCCTCTCGGTGAGCAACGGGGAAAGCAGCTCCACCATCTACCTGTACGCCGGCGGGACCATCATTGACAGTGCACGGGTGACGTTCACCGGCATGGTGACCTTCGTGGACCTGGAGGAAAGCGGCGCCACCACCATCAACGGCGACAATATCACCACAGGGACGATCTATGCGGATGTGATCCACCTGGGCGGAAAGATGGACGTGTACCGGACGGCCAGCAGTTTCTCCCTGGGAGGCTATCTCGGCTATATGTCGGGCATGACGGCATCCGGGACCTCCACGGCGGGCATTGCCATCTCCAGCAGCAACGAGGCGGCGGTGGTGATCTGCACCACCAACGGCGCACGGATGGGCTATGACGGCGTGTCCACGGTGGTCTGTACTTCCACACAGGTCTCCATCACCGGAAACTCTGTGTTCATCAACGGAGAGCCGCAGACGACCAGCGACGCCAACAGAAAAACCGAAGTCCAGTATGACGTGGAAAACTATCTGTCCGTCTTCGACCGCTTGAAACCGTGCACGTTCCGGTACACAGACGGCAGCAGGCGCCACATGGGCCTGATCGCCCAGGAGGTCCAGGCCGTTCTGGCAGAGGAAGGCATTGACGAGAAGAACTTCGCCGCCATCTGCACGATCCCGCAGAGCGAGGAATTCCCGGACGGTCTGAACACCCTGCGGTATGGAGAAATCCAAATCATGGCCATTGCCAAGATCCAGCAGATGGCGGCGGAGGTTGCGAGACTAAAAGAACAAGTAGCGGCCCTGTCGGCCGGGAAGGAATAACGGGGCCCCCGCTGCGCCCCGCGCAGTGGGGAGAGGACGAGCACCGGAATGAACGAAACCTGCCGCCATGCGGCAGGGAGAGCGATATGGAGGTTGTGAGGACGATATGAAAACGACGATGATGGAGGCTGTGAGAGCCCACCTGGCGGCGAAGGAAATGAGCCGGCAGATTCTTCCGTACACCCTGGCTCTAGCCATGGTGAAGGTCAAGCAGGCCACCCAGGCGGAGATGGACTGCTACGCGGCGGAGGAACAAAAGCTGGTGGAGCAGTATGCGGCCAGGGACGAGAGCGGAAACATCGTTATCCGGAACGGACGCTTCGCCTTTCAAAATCCGGAGGACCGCCCGGCCTATGAGGCGGCCAGGAACAAATTGGGAGAGACCGTGACAGACATTTCCCTCCCCCGCCTGACGGCTACTCCGCCGGACAACATCACGCCGGAGGCACTGGAGGCGCTGTCCGTCTTCATCAAGTTCAGGGAGGGGGGCAAGCGGGAATGAAACTGCCGCAGGTATCCTACGCCGACGGGATCAAGACCGCCAAGCAGGACGAGTTCGCCGGCCTGAACCACAACCTGGGCGCCAAGGACGGGGAGCTGTGGGATATGCGAAACCTGTGCAGCGATTACCACCCCCTGCTGGCGACCAGGCAGCGGCGGATGCTGTACAAGACGCTGCAGGCCCCCGGCGGGCTGTTCTGCTGGGATAAACTGTGCTGGGTGGACGGGACCACGTTCTACTATGACGGCGCGGCCAAGGGAACCGTGACGGCCGGTCAGAAGACCTTCACTGCCCTGGGGGTCTACATCGTGATCTTCCCGGACAAGGCATACTACAACACGGCGGCGGACGAGTTCGGAAATCTGGAGGCCACCTGGACCGGTGCCTCCCTCACCTTCACCAACGGGAAACTGTACGAAGAGGACGCGGAGGCCAACTGCATCCAGGCGGCGGGCGTCAACTGGGCGGACTACTTCAAGGCCGGGGACGCCGTGACCATCGCCGGATGCACGAAACACCCGGAGAACAACAAGACCCCGGTGATCCGGGAAATCGACGGGGACAAGCTGTACTTCTACGAATACATCTTCACCCTGGATGGAGAGGACGGCGTGACGCCGTACACCGAAACCGGGGAGCTCTCGGTATCCCGGACGGTACCGGACCTGCTGTTCGTCTGCGAGAACGAGAACCGACTGTGGGGGTGCGACAAGACCACCATCTACGCCTCCAAACTGGGGGACATTTTCAACTGGAACGTGTACGACGGGCTGGCCACTGACAGCTACAGCGTGGACACCGGCAGCGCCGGCAGCTTCACGGCCTGCATCTCGTACCTGGGGTATCCCATCTTCTTCAAGGAGGACCACATCTACAAGGTGTACGGCTCCATCCCAACCAACTTTGAAGTCATGGGAAGCGCCACCCTGGGCGTGGCGGCCGGCAGCGACCAGAGCCTGGCCGTGGCCGGGGAGATCCTGTTCTATCACTCCCGGGCGGGGATCATGGCCTACTCCGGGGGCATCCCCCAGCCGGTGGGCGCCGCCTTCGGCATGGAACGGTTCGAGGACGCATCGGGCGGATCAGACGGTCTCAAATACTATGTCTCCATGGCCGATAAGGATGGAAACTATCTCCTGTATGTATACGACACCCAGCGGGGGACGTGGCACATCGAGGACGCCGCCCAGGCCACCCACTTTGCCCGCTGCGGGGGAAACCTGTATATGCTGGACGAGGACGGGAAAATCTGGATCACCGGGAACATCCAGAACCCGCCGGAGGAAGCGACCCTGGAGGGCGCCTTTGACTGGATGGCGGAGTTTGCCGACTGGTACGAGGACAGCCCGAACAAAAAGAACGTCTCCAAGATCCTGCT